AATCAAAAAATACAATACATTACCATACCTGCTGATAGCAGTACTATACAGGTTTACGATACGGATGACGCAACTTTATTGGCAACTGTTTCCGTGACTAATATATGTGAACCTAAGTTTACACCTTATAAAGCTACTTTTGTAAATAAGCACGGTGCATACCAGGATATATACTTTTTTAAGAAATCAGTAGAAAGTATGTCAGTAACGGATGAGTTATATAAAGCAAATATTATAGACACATCAGCAGTTACCTATCCTACTTACAAAGGACAACAAGAAAGATATAACGTATCTGCTACTAAAAAGGTACAACTAAATACAGGATTTGTAAACGAAGATTTTAACCAAGCAATAGAAGAACTACTATTAAGCGAAAACGTTTGGCTAAGATGGGAAGGGTTTACGTTACCAGTAATTATAACAACCAAACAACACACATATAAAACATCTTTAAACGATAAGTTAATTAACCACACATTAGATTTTGAATTTGCATTTAGCAAAATAAACAATATTAAATAATGCTAAACCTACAACTATACATAGAGGGTACGGAGGTAGAATTGTTTAAGGATGAAAGTGTAAGCTTAACACAGACCTTGCAAAACGTAAAAGATATTAGTAAGATATTTACGGATTTTACTAAGACGTTTAACGTACCTGCAAGTAAAGAAAATAACAAGCTATTTAAACACTTCTACAACTTTGATGTTACAGGGTATGTTTCCGGTACTAAGAAAACTGCTGAATTATATCTTAATCATCAATTGTTTAAAAAAGGAAAAATAAAATTAGAAGGTGTTAGCTTAAAACAAGCAAAAGCTCATACATATAGACTTACTTTTGTAGGGGATACAGTAAACCTAAAAGATTTATTAGGCGAAAGTAAACTATCAGCTTTAGATAATATCTATGGTATGGAGTTCACTTACAATGCAGATAACATAGTAACCTATATGCAAGACGGTTTGGATGTTACTGTAAATGGCGTTTCGTATCCTGATGCACTTGTAGTACCTTTGATTACCCATACACAGAGGTTATATTACGATAGCACTTTACCAGTTGCACAAAGTGGTAATATAGCTTACCACGGTTCTACTGTGCAAGGTGTAAAATATGAGCAGTTAAAACCTGCACTAAGAGTTTATGCTTTAATAAAAGCTATAGAAGATAAATACGGTCTTAAATTTAGCGGTGATTTTTTTAATCAAGACAATAGCATTTTTTACAACCTTTATTTGTGGTTACACAGAAAGGAAGGTGGTATTTTAGAAGAGGACCAAATAAGAGCTAAGACTACCTTTTGTTGTATTACTGGGAGTAGTGATGATAAGAATACTTGGTCGGATAAAATAACTTCCGATGGTTTTACCTTTAGACAACCTAATAATCCTGATAATGTAAGACTACAATACAAAATAGACATTATAACAAATGCAATAGATTATAATGTAATTGTAGAAAGAGATGGCGAAGAAAGGGAAAGATTGGATAATGTAAGCGGAAACCAAACATTAGGTGGTATAGATACCAACCATCGATTTCCTGCAGGTACTTATAGGATATTTTTTGAAAGTGCATCAGCTGCTAACTTTCAGTTGGACATTACTCTTAATGAATGGGTAAAAAAGTTTTTGGGGAGTGATAATAAAAGGGTACAATTACAAGGCACTGCAAAGGTAGAAACCGAAGCATCCTTTAATGCAGCTTTACAATTACCGGATATTAAAACGTTAGACTTTATTACAGGATTATTTAAAATGTTTAACTTAACTGCGTTTCAAGATTATAACGGTATAATACAAATAAAACCATTAGATGACTTTTACTCGCAAAGCAGAAATACGTTTGATATAACGGAGTTTTTGGATACAAACACTTCTACCGTGGATGCATTAATGCCATATCGTAGAATATCTTTTGCTTATGATGGTACAGAAAGTTATTTTAGTGAAAGCCATAAAGAATTATTTGGTGTAGAATGGGGTACAGAGCAGTACGAAGATTTTTATAACACAGAAGGGGAAACATTTGAGTTAAAACTCCCGTTTGAACATCATAAGTTTGAAAGATTAAGGGATTCGGATAATACAGCTACAGATGCACAATGGGGATGGTCTGTAGATATAAAGCAAGAAACCTATTTAGGTAAACCTTTGCTTTTTTATGCAAAGAAAATTACAAGCGGAACACAGATAAGTGTAGTTAAAACATCTTCAGTGAGGGTTGGTATTACCGATTATTATATACCTTTAAATAGCGTAGATATAACAGATAGCCAAAACCTAAACTTTAAAGCGGAGTTTAACGAATATGCGGGAACAATATTTGAGAATACGTTATTTGAAACTTATTATAGTAATTACATAGGGGATACATTTGACCAAAAAAGAAGGTTAAGTAAATTTAAAGCATATTTACCTCTTAGAATATTATTGAATCTTTCGTTAGCTGATAGACTAATAATCTTTGACAAGATATATAAGATAAATGAAATAACAACTAACCTTGCAACAGGGTTAAGTGATTTAGAATTAATAAACGAGGTAAGTGATTTTGTAATAGAAAACCAAGATAAGTATTTAGCTGAATCAACAGATCAAAGGTTTTTAACAGTTGATAGCACAAATGTAACAGTAGATTGGAACGGGACAGTATGATAGAAAATATATTAAACTTATTAGAAATAGCTAAACAAACAAAACAATCCGGTAAATATACCTCTATAGCGTTGGGTAAAAACAAACTCCCGGGAAGTATAAAGGAAGCGTATAACATATTTAAGCAAGAGTTATGGCAAAAAAAGAAATAGTATTAGAATTAAAAGCTGAAACTGGGGCAACACAAAAAGACTTAGAGGAAGTAGCGGAAGCTTTAGTAAATGTTCAAGATGAAGCGGAGGAGACCTCTAAAGAAACTAAAAAATTAGGAAACGATTTTACAGAGATGGGTGGTCAGCTAGATACAGTTACCGGTGGTGCAGTAACTAAATTTAGATCTTTAACTACAACATTAAAAGGAGTTACCAAAAGTTTTAGAACTTTAAAAGGTGTTATTTTTTCAACAGGGTTAGGTGCTTTGGTGATAGCTATTGGAGCTGTAACTCAAGCTTTTACCTCCTCCGAAGAGGGGCAGAATAGGTTTAGTAAAATTCTAAAACAACTTGGGGTAATAGCGGGTAATGTAGGTGATATATTTTCCAGCTTAGGTACAGTTATTTTAGAAACACTTAGTGGTAATTTTAGTGCAGCTGGTGATGCTTTTGATCAACTAAAAGAAAGGGTGTTTAACTTCGGCGATGAAACAAGAAAAGAGTTAGAACTTGCTGGTGATTTAGCAGATAAAATAGCACAAGCTAATAAACAAGAACGCGAATTATTAGTTGAAAGAGCAAATGCTAATGTAGAAATTAACAAACTTAAAACAAAAGCTGCAGAAGTTGATAAGTTTACTTCCGAAGAAAGGATTAAGTTTTTATTAGAAGCAGCAGCAATGGAAGATAAGATTACCAAAAAAGAAGTTGCACTTGCTACCCTAAGACGTGATATTAAAATAGAAGAAAATAGTTTAAGCGAATCGACAAAAGAAGATTTAGACGAAGAAGCAGAATTAATAGCTAATGTGATCCGGTTAGAAGAAGGGCGCCTTATAAGAAACAAAGAACTATTAGGTGTTGCAGCAGGATTACGTAAAATGGAAGCTGATAAAAAAGCAGCAGAGCGTGCTTCGGAGTTAGCTGCTATACAAAAGCAAAGCGATGACATAAACCAAATTAAAAAAGCAGATAGCGATTTTACAAAAGGGTTAGTAACAGATTTAAGTAATTTGAAAAAAGTCGCAGCACAAGAAGAACAAGCCTTAGACGAAATAACATTTAATCAAAAATTAGCTTTAACAAGTCAAACGCTTGGTGGTATAACTGCTTTATTAGGAGAAAATAGTGCAGCTGGAAAAGCAGCAGCTATAGCACAAGCCACGATTAATAGTTATTTAGCATTTACAGATGTACTTAAAACACCCACTACAATACCTGAACCATTTGGCAGCATACAGAAAGCTATAAGTGCAGCTGGGATATTAGCTTCGGGTATTAGAACTGTTAAACAAATAACCTCAGTTCAAACCCCATCCGGAGGTAGTGCAAGTGCTGGAAGTAGAGGTGCATCGGTACCTTCGACACCTCCACCTGCTTTTAACATCGTAGGTGCAGCACCAGAAAGTCAATTAGCTCAAACTATAGGTGAAAAAGAAGATACCCCTGTAAAAGCTTATGTGGTAAGTAATGATATAACCACAGCTCAAAGTTTAGATAGGAACATTATAGAGAGTGCATCAATATAAAACAAAAAGTAGAAATTAATATTGTTATAACATGAATATAATAGAACTTGTAATCGACGAAAATGATGATATTTCCGGTATAGAAGCTATAAGTGTAGTGGAATCACCGGCAATAGAGGAGGATTTTATAACTCTAAAAAAAGAGGAATATAAACTTGCAGAGGTAAATAAAGAAAAACGTATATTAATGGGTGCAGCTCTTGTCCCTAATAAACCTATATTTAGAAAAAGTGACGATGACGAATATTATATTTTCTTTTCTAAAGAAACGGTTCGTAAAGCAAGCGAGTTATTTTTTATAAAAGGGAACCAAAACAACTCTACATTAGAGCATGAACTCCCACTTACTGGATTAACAGCTGTAGAAAGCTGGATCGTAGAAAGCGAAAAAGACAAAACAAGACATTATGGTTTAGATGTACCAATTGGCACCTGGATGATTTCCATGAAAGTTTTAAATGATGAAATATGGAATGATTATGTCCAAACGGGTAAAGTAAAAGGATTTAGTATAGAAGGATATTTTGCGGATAAGTTAAACAGACCCCAAGATAAGTCTATAAAAGACGAACTTGCTAAGATTGAGGAAGAAGAAGCTGAATATCTATTAGGACAAATCAAAGGTATTATAAAAAAAGACAAGCGTTTAAAAAGCGGACAACGTACTGAAATGGAAAGTTTTAGTGATTATCCAAGTGGTGTAAAAAACAACGCTAAAAAAGGTTTAGAACTAAACGAAAAAGTAAACAATAAGTGTGCTACACAAGTAGGTAAAGTTAGGGCGCAACAATTAGCACAGGGTAAACCTGTAAGTGTAGAAACTATAAAAAGAATGTTTAGTTATCTATCAAGAGCAGGAGAATATTACGACGAGGGTGATACAAAAGCGTGTGGTACAATATCCTACTTACTATGGGGTGGCAAAGCAGGATTAAGATGGGCAGGTTCTAAACTAAAAGAACTTGACCTATTAGAAGCAAGTTTAAAAAAACCTTGTCAAGCAGGGTATGAAATGATAGGCTTTAAAATGAAAAATGGTAAACGAGTACCTAATTGTGTACCTATTAAGTAATGCGAAACAAAAGAATCCAACCACCAGTACCACAAGACGATAGAAGGGGTTGTCTTTGTTGGGATACTAACACCTATTCAAGAGAGTGCTGCGATGGTGATGATTACCATACGCAAGGCATAGGTAGTATATATGGTAACATTTTAATTGGTAGTTCACTTACATTAACTGGATTTGCGGTAGCACAAGATGGTACTATTACTAACCCCACTTCGGATATAGGAACTGTATCGTCTGTAACCCCTTCGTCTTTTTCGATAGTAGATACTAACACTAGCAGAACAGTAACAGTTTGTGTAATAGTACCCGAGGGTTATGCAAACACAGGGGAAAGTATATGCACAACTGATACAGTAACACAATTAGCTACACCTACACTTGCTTGTAACGATATTACTTTTACAGGATTTGCAGTATCGCAAGGAGGTGTTATAACAACCCCCTCTATTGATATAGGTACAATATCTTCTACAAGTCCGTCTTCGTTTGATACAGTAAGTGAAGATACAGTAAGAACGCTTAATGTTAACGTAACAGTACCAAGTGGATATTTTAACACAGGAAGTACATTAGCTTGTACGACAACTGCAACACAACCTGCTATAGGGGAATATACTTGTACAGATGTAGGAACTGCAACAATTTACACCGCACCTGAAAGTAGTTCCACATATACATTTTCAAGTGGCAATACGCCAACAAGTGCAAGTGGAGGTGCATCTGGTGCAAACACAACACTTGCTGATGTAGAGAATACATTTACTTTTGGTTTTACAGTCCCTGGTGGTTATTCAAATGCAGGTGAAACAATTACTGGATGTTCATTTAATGCATATCAACCAAGCCACACAAAACAATATATCTCAAACAATCTTTCAGGGGAAAGGACTTGGAGGGTTACATTTAAAGGATCAAATCTTCCTGATACTTCAACAGCTACAAAAGATATTGTTGCAACAGGAGGGATTACGTTTGTTGGTTATGCAACACCAACAGTTGTAAGTGGGGATTCATCTGGAATTACCTGGACAGAATCGTCTGCAATTTATAATGTTGTAGGGTTTCAAGGAGCTTCAACTCATTTAGTTTCACATAGATCGGATACTGCATTTACATCAATACAAACGGGAAGTGGGAACGTGTCTCATTATATTGTTGCCTTATTAAAGGATTCATCAGGGAGTGATATTGATCCAATTTCAGCTTCAGGGGTTAACAAAGCAATATATGAATTTAAAGTAGACCAACAATCCGGGACTGCCATAAATATCCAAAAGTCAAATGAACAAGGATATAACACAGCATCAAACTTTATGACAACCATCCCTGATGGATATTACTGTCAAACAAGTCAGAATGAGCAGATCCGGGTACAAAGTGGAATAATAACCGAATATTCTACAATTACTTAAAAATATAACAAATAGTTAAATAATTTATTATACACATATAATCTTATTTTATGAAAGCAACAGATATGTTAAACAAAGTAAAAGAACTTGTTGGAGTGGAAGCATCTGAGGAAACCCAAGAAGTAAAATTAGCACAAGCTACTTTGGAAAACGGAACTGTTATAGAAAGTGAAGATTTTGCTATTGGTAGTGAAGTTTTTATTGTAACAGACGATGAAAAGGTAGCACTACCTGTTGGCGATTACACTTTAGAAGATGGGGAGCAACTAAAAGTCGAAGAAGAAGGCATTATTGCTGCAATCGGACAACCTGAAGAAGCACCTGCTGAAGAAGAAGCGTCAAAAGAGGAGGAATTAGAAGAAGAAAAAGAGGAAATGGGTTACGCAACTAAAGAGGAACTTGCGGAATTAAAATCAATGATTGAGGAAATTAAAGCAATTATTGAAAAAGAAGAAATGTCAGAGGAAGTAAAAGAAACTGAAGAAGCTGAAACTGATAAAGAGGAATTATCTAAGCAAGAAGAAGAAGTTAAGGAAGAAGTACAACTTGAAAAAGTAACACACAATCCAGAAGCAGAACCACAAAAAGAAATGAAACTCTACGGTCAAAAAAGAGAAATGACAACTACAGATAGAGTAATGGAAAGAATATCAAATATTAAAAATAAATAATTTTAAAAATGGCAACAACTACAACACAAAACGTAAGTATAGCTTATAACGGAGAATTTGCTGGAGAATATATTTCTGCTGCTTTGCTATCAGCTAATACTATTGAAAATGGTGGTATCACTGTTAAGCCTAATGTAAAGTACAAAAGCGTTCTTAAAACTGTAAGCACAGATGATATTGTAAAAGATGCTTCTTGTGATTTTTCAGCTACGTCTACTATTACATTGGATGAAAGAGTGTTAACTCCAGAATTTCAACAAGTAAATTTGCAACTTTGTAAATCAGACTTTCAGGATGATTGGGAAGCTCTATCAATGGGCTTTTCTGCTCACCAAAGCCTACCTACTCAATTTTCTGATTTTTTAATTGCTCATGTAGCAGCTAAAGTAGCACAAAGAACAGAAAATAGTATTTGGACAGGAGATACTGGGACATCAGGTCAATTTAATGGTATCATGACTAAAATTGCTACAGACGCTTCGTTACCTGCAGCACAAGAAATTGCAGGTACTACTGTAGATTCTAGCAACTGCATAGCACAAATCGGAAGCATAGTAGATGCTATCCCATCTTCACTTTATAATAGCGAAGATTTATTTATCTATGTTTCTCAAAACATTGCTAGAGCTTATGTAAGAGCTTTAGGCGGCTTCGCTTCTAACCTTGGTGGAGCGGGTACTGATAACAAAGGAACTCAATGGTATGCAGGTGGGGGACTTAGCTTTGATGGTATTAAAATATTCGTAGCTAACGGTCTTGCTGATAATACCGCTATCGCAGCTGAAAAATCTAACCTTTATTTCGGTACTGGACTACTTTCAGATCATAACGAAGTGAAAGTTTTAGATATGGCTGATCTTGATGGTTCACAAAATGTTAGAGTAATAATGAGATTTACCGCAGGTGTTGAATATGGCATTGCAGGTGATATTGTAACTTACGGCATTACAAACTCTGCTAACTAAGAACTGATTAACTAACAACAAAGGGGTAGGTGGTTTTATATCTGCCTACCCTTTTTTAATATATTAAACAAATGGCGTGTAATTTAACAGCGGGAAGAAAAGAACCCTGTAAAGACGTAGTTGGAGGTATTAGCAAAGTCTATTTTACGGACTTTGGGGGTTACGGAACTGTAACACAAACTAATGACGAGATTACAGATATGTCGGGTACTTTTACTGCCTTTGAATACGAATTAAAGGGTAATAGCAGCTTTGAGCAAGCTATTAACTCTTCTAGAGAAAATGGAACTACATTTTTTGAGCAAACCTTAAATCTTACCCTTAAGAAATTATCTAAAGAAGATAACAAGGAATTAAAGCTATTGGCT